CTGGCTCACACACATTGTCAATCCAGGATTATGGGGGTCTGAATGGCTGAGCGTCTGCCGAACGAAATTAAGCGCAAGCGTGGCACACTACGCGCAGACCGAGTGCCACAACCTATCACCGCCATTGCGGCCTTGCCGCCCGTGTCTTCGGCGACCCTCCAAGAGCCGCCACAGCATTTAGGGCCAGCCGGCGTTGAAGTGTGGCGCCGAGTGGCACAACACTGCCAGCACTGGTTGGCTGAGTCTGACGTTTCTGCGGTTCTGCTTCTTGCCGAAGCGATGGACAAGCGCTCAGAACTGATGGTTAGGCTGCAATCTGACGGTTGGGTGCTGTACACCGACAAAGGGTATGCCTACGCGCACCCGGCAGCCGGCCAGTTGCAAGCGGTTACGGAGGAGGTACGAAAATGGATGTCGTCTTTGGGGCTGACGCCAGCGGACAGGAGTCGCTTGGGAGTGGCAGAGGTAAAGGCAAAGAGCGCCCTGCAGGAACTGGCGGTGAAGAGGGAAGCGCACCTAAGGAGAAGCCGACAGGCCTAAAGGGCTGGCCGCCAGCCTTTCTGTCGCCGGTGTCGTCAGATGCATTGGCTCGCGGCGATGGCGTGCTAGTGAAGGAGTTCATAGCCGCCAAAGGCAAAATCACCAAAGACAGCGTGGCTGGTCGCACCGGGGAGCCACTGAGGCTGAGGCCTTGGCAGGAATCTCTCGTTGACCACATCTTCGCAAGAAGGGCTGACGGTCGCCGGCTGCACCGAGTGCATCTCGTGGGGCTGCCGCGCAAGCAGGGCAAAACGGCGTTGGCGGCGGTGATTGCTCTTTACGGGTTGACTATGGAGGGTCAGGGCGCAGAGGTATATTCGTGCGCTGCTGACAAAGACCAGAGCAAACTAGTCTTCGGCGCGGCGAAGCGAATGGTTGAGTTAGACGAAGAATTAAGCGCGCGACTCACGCTTTACCGAGACACTATTGAAGACCGCGCCACTGGTTCTTTTTACCGGGCTTTGTCGTCCGAGGCCTACACCAAAGAGGGCCTAAGCCCTACGATGGTCGTGTACGACGAACTTCACGCGGCACCCAACCGAGATTTGTTTGATGTGATGAGCCTCGCGATGGGCGCTCGTCCCGAGCCTCTTTTGTTGGCTATTACTACTGCTGGCCAGAGAAGCGACCCCACCGGCCAAGATTCGGTGGCTTTTTCGCTCTACCAGTACGGTCGCCGCGTTGCCACCAAAGAGCAGCAAGACGCGAGTTTTGGGTTTGCTTGGTGGGAGGCGCCAACCGACGCTGACCACCGTGACCCGAGGAGTTGGCCTAAAGCCAACCCAGCGCTAGGCGATTTGACCGACGCAGAAGATTACGCGAGTGCGTTGCTTAGGACCCCCGAGGCCGAATTCCGTACGAAACGAATGAACCAGTGGGTCAACAGTGCTACGAGTTGGCTGCCTACTGGTGCTTGGGATCGTTTGCACGAAGGCAGGACTGTCCAAGACGGCGAACAGGTCGTGCTGGCTTTTGACGGCAGTTTTTCTGGTGACTGCACAGCAATAGTCGCTTGCACGTTAGACGGGTTCTTGCAGCCGGTCGCTCTTTGGGAGCGCCCTCTAGACGACCCGCATTGGCAGGTACCGATGGACGACGTTGAAGCGAAGATGTACGACTTGTGCAAGAAATACCAAGTGCGAGAAATCGCCGCTGACCCGTACCGTTGGGCGCGCACACTGCAAAAGTGGGAAACTGACGGGCTGCCTGTGACTATTTACCCTCAAAACCCAGCGCGTATGGTGCCAGCGTGCGCCGCCTTCTACGAAGCGGTTGTGCAAGAGACTTTGACGCATAGCGGCGACGCTGCGATGAGCAGGCATTTGGACAACTGTTCAGTTAAAATAGACAGATTCGGGCCGCGCGTTGTTAAAGAGCATCGCGGATCAGCCCGCAAAATAGACCTAGCCGTTTGTGGGATTATGGCCTACGACCGAGCGCGATATCACGCGCAGTCGCCGGCTTCACCGAAAGCAGCGGAATTCATCACCCTATGAAATACCAATCAACCATCCTTGAGTTAGCGGGCAGCGCCCTGATCGTCATCGGACTCTGGCTGATTCAGCCGCTGAGCCTGATCGTCGCAGTGGGCATCTTCCTCGTCACTCTCGGCTATACCCGTGGAGGGACTAAGTGAGCATTCTGCGACGAGTTCTAGGCACGCAGGAGGAGCGTTCACTCACCCTCCAGAACCTCACGCCGCTGGCGTTTGACAAAGTTCCATTCTTGGGCGCTCGCGAGGTAGACAGCAAAGTTGCGCTGGGCCTGACTGCGGCCTACGCTTCCGTGCGGCTTCTGGCCGATGTGGTTTCTTCGTTCCCAGTAGACGCCTATCTTAGGCAGGGTGGCACTCGGCGACCGTACCGGCCAGGAGGCGAAAAACCTTCTTGGATGTCAACTCCGATCCCTGACGAACCGACCTACACGATCAACCAACTCATCAGTGAGATTGTCGTGTCGCTTTACACCGACGGCAACGCTTTTATCTATGCGCCACGCGACGAACGCGGTGAAGTTTTGGAAGTGCGAGCGATTGACCCGCGCCGAGTTGATGTGTACCGCGAGGGGCGCGAAGTCAAGTACAAGGTGCACCAAGGCGCCGGGTCTCCTGCGATGGTTTACGGTCAAGACACGATTTTGCACATTCCACTCATCGCAATGCCTGGGGAGTTGCGCGGCATTAACCCGGTCCATCAATTGCGCATTACGTTGGCCCTCGGGCTGACGCTAGAGGATTACGCCAGCAATTTCTTCCGCACCGGGTCAACGCCAACGGGCATCATTGAAGTGCCGCACGACTTGACCAAAGAACAGGGCGAACAACTCAAAGCGGGCTGGGCGCGTCATCACAGCGGACAGAATATGCACACGCCGGGAGTCTTGACTGGTGGCGCGAGTTTTAAGCCACTAACTTTTAGGCCCGAGGATGCGCAGTTGTTGGCTTCGCGCCAGTTTTCTGTAGAAGAAGTGGCACGAATCTTCCGCATCCCCCCAAACCTCTTGCAGGTCACAACGCCAGGCGCGATGTCCTACAACAGCGTGGAGCAGCAGAATCTAGCCTTCGTGCAGTATACGCTTCGTCCCTTGGTAGAAATGATTGAGCGACCGCTGAGCACTTTGATTCTGCAGCCGCAGGCCTTCGTGAAGTTCACCGTTGACAGCATCCTGCGCGGCACGACGAAGGACCGCTTTGATACGTACCGAATCGCGCTTCAAGAGGGCTGGTTGTCTGTCAACGATATTAGGCGCTACGAAGACTTGGGGCCGTTGGATTCTGGTGATTCTTACAGGATGCCCCTCAACGAGGCTGACGCGGACACGGCGAACCTTTCTACGAAGGTTGACATCGTAGCGAAGTTGATCCAGGCTGGGTTCTCGCCAGAGGATGCATCGCGCTTGGTCGGCATCAAGGTTGCGCACACTGGCGCAGCACCAATCACCGTTCAGCCGATTGAGAACCAGGGATGACCTTTCGCGCGGAGCAATACAGCATCGGAACAGCGGCGGCAGCAATCGCCACCGCGACTGCAAAAAACATCCACGAGATCACGATGGAACTTGGCGCGAACAAGAACATTTGGGTTGGCGGCGCAGCCGTCACGACAACGACGGGCTTTGAGATTTCCAAAGGCGCGATCACTACGCTCAAAATCGGTCACGGCGATGTGCTCTATGCCATCTCTGACGCCGCCGACACCGTGCTGGATGTCTACGACTTTCAGGTTGATCCGTAATGCCATACTTCATCACTGATAAGGCAGAGGGCTGCGACGGGTGGGCAACCGTCAAAGAAGCCGGCGAGGTAATCGGCTGTCACACCAACAAGCAGGATGCGATTGATCAGATGATCGCCGTCTCGCTGGCTGAAGGCATTGAGCCTGGCGGCGAGCGCGCCCTGCCAGATAACTACCGACCCGCACTCGCCGATGATGTGCCTGGAGGGCGCGCCTGCGGCAACTGCGCCTTTTACAACGAGGAGGATGTGCAGGGCGACAAGGCGTGGTGCGAGCGCTGGGACGACTACGTCAGCGGCGCGTATTATTGCAACGCTTGGCAGCCGCGCGAGGACGACAGCGAAACGCGCATTGAAATCAACCTTAAGGGCTATGCACCTACGAAGGAGAAACCTAAAATGGCGATTGAGTACCGACAGTTCCAGACGGAGATCCGCGCGGAAGGCGAGGACGGGCATACCTTCACGGGCTATGCCGCCATCTTCAACTCCGAGGCCGAAGGCCTCAGCACGCGGGAGATCATCAAGCCGGGTGCGTTTTCAAAGAGCGTCGCTGCCGCTGAGCGTGGCGAGTGGGAAGTTAAGGCGCTCCAAGATCACGACCCTAAGTATTTCCTCGGTTCAACTAAGACTGGCACTCTAGAAGTGCGAGAAGATGACCGCGGCCTCAAGGTGCGCGTCTCCCTAAACCCTGAAGTAACCTTTGCCTCCGACCTCGCCGCGATGCTGCGCCGAGACGGCGCGGCGATGGGGATGTCTTTCGGGTTTTCGGTGCCGCGCAATGGCGATTCCGTCAGTGACAATGGCGTTCGTGAGTTGCGCAACATTCGCCTACACGAAGTCAGCCTTTTGACCGGCAACCAGCCAGCCTACCCAGCCACTATCGGCTTGGGTGCAGTCCGTTCGCTCTCTGAGCGCACCGAGATTGACGCCTCAACGTTGATGCGTGCGTTTGATGCACTTCTCGCGGGAGCACCAGATGCGGATTCAGCCGCAACGCTTGACCTCGCAATCCGCAAGATCAGTCCTGATCTTCGGCCTGAACCTGAGACTACAACGGAGCCAGAGGAAGCCGACGATCGGCTCGTGCCTCTCTCCGTTCGTGAGCGCCAGTTGGCACTAGCCAGACTGGAACAGCAGATTCGCTAGGGCGCAGCACGAGGGCCTCACGGCACCACCGCTGGTCGCACCACCGATGACGCAATCAACCCCAAACCAGATAGCGTAAGGAGTTAGACCAATGTCTGACATCACCAAGACGCTTCACGAGCAGTACCGAAACGACTGGGAAGAGGCTAAGTCCCTCCTCAATCGTGCGGCTGACGAGAAGCGAGAACTTTCCGCAGAGGAAGAGGCTCGCTGGACGAGCCTGAACGATTCAATGACCGCACGCAAGGCCAAGATGGATCAGGTCGCTGC